TATACACACAGGACTTGAACCTGGAAAACAGGTAGTCATTTCTGCAGGCACTCCTATATGTCAGATTATACCGATCAAACGCGATAACTGGACAAGTAAAGTAACACTGTATGATAATCGACAGCTAAAAGCTGTTGAAAAACAAAGAAAACAAATGTGGGCAGATGTTAGAGACGATTATTATGCTAAACATCTGCACAAAAAGAAAGGATATAACTAATGGATTTAGTAAAATTAAGAGAACAACTTGAGATTGATGAAGGTGTAAAGTATGATATCTATCTTGATCATCTTGGTTATCCAACTTTTGGTATTGGACACCTTATCACAGAAGATGATCCAGAACATGGCCAACCTGTTGGAACAGAAGTTTCTAAAGAACGAGTAGAAGAAGCTTTTGAAAAAGACTGTGAATGGGTTGTCAGAGACTGTCATAAACTTTATGATAGTTTTGATGATCTACCAGAAGAAGTACAACAAATTGTTGCTAACATGATGTTTAATCTTGGCTATCCTCGCTTATCAGCATTCAAAGGAATGAAGGCAGGTGTTGACTCACAAGATTGGAATGAAGCAGCAGATCAAATGGTTGACTCTCGCTGGTACAGACAAGTCGGTGCTCGTGCTGAAAGACTTGTTGAACGTATGAGAGCTTTAGCTTAGGAGGAATAAATGCTAAAAAGACTACTTATCGCAAGTGCTTTTGCGCTTGCATCTTTTTCTGCTTTTGCAGCTGACCCTGTAAAAGTTGGATTTATTTATGTTGGTCCGATTGGGGATCACGGTTGGACCTATCGTCACGATATTGGTCGTCAACAAGTTGAAGAACATTTTGGTGATCAAGTTGAAACAATTTATCTAGAATCTGTTTCTGAAGGACCTGACACTGAACGCGCTCTTCGCATGATGATTCAAGAAGGTGCTGATATTATTTTTACTACCTCATTTGGATTTATGGATCCAACACTACGAGTAGCAAAAGAAAATCCTGATATATATTTTGAGCACGCAACTGGTTTTAAACGTCATGATAATATGTCAACCTATGGTTTGAGACTTTATCAAGCGCGTCATGTGCAAGGCGTAATTGCAGGACTGATGACAAAAACAAACAAAATTTGTTATGTCGCCGCTTTCCCAATTCCAGAGGTAATTCGGGAAATCAATACCTATTATCTTGGTGCAAAATCTGTTAACCCTGATGTAGATATTGATATTGTTTGGGTAAATACTTGGTACGATCCAGGCAAAGAATCACAAGCTGCAGAAGTTATGATTGCAGATGGTTGTGATATGGTTGCCCAACATACAGACTCTCCTGCTCCACTTCAAGCTGCTCAAAAAGCTGGTGTGCTCGGTTTCGGACAAGCATCAGATCAAATTAAGTTTGCACCAAAAGCACAGCTAACTGCTACTATTGATAACTGGGGTCCCTACTACATTAAAAAGGTACAACAAGTAATCGATGGAAACTGGCAAGTAGAAGACTACTTTGGTCATATGAATGAAGGTGCTGTTGGTATGGCTGACTTTACTAATATGCCAGCAGATGTAGCTGCAAAAGCTCAAGAAGTAAAAGATGCTATTTCTAATGGTGAGTATTTTGCTTTTACGGGTCCTCTATATGATAATACAGGAACTCTTCAACTTAAAGCAGGTGAAATTGCTGATGATATGCATCTTAATACAATGATGTATTATGTTGAAGGTATTGATGCAAAAGTACCAGGAAGTTGATTAATGATTCCAGTAATTGACTTTAAAAAAGATAATGTACTGGAAGAAATTCGCAAAGCCTACACAACTGTGGGCTTTGCTGTTTTTACAAATGCAATATCAGAAGCTCATCAAATGACTATGAATCATTGGTTTGATAAATGCAAAGAATTTTTTGAACTATCTGCTGAAACTAAAAAACTATATGCATACGAACCTGAAACAAATTTAGGATACTCAATGGTTGGTGATGAGAATGTTGATCCAACAGCTCCTAAAGATATAAAAGAATCTTTTAACTATAATAACACTAGAATGAAAGACTCTCTTTGGCCTACACAAATTCCTTTTTTTAAAGTAACTGCTTTAAACTCAATTCGTGTAGCTGATGCTCTCACTATTCGTATTTTACGGCTTTTTGATTCTATTTTGGGAACTGACGGAATTTTAGAACGAACTCATCAACGTCCTTATAATACTACTCGAATTATTCACTATCCCGCATATGAAGGTTCTTTAGAAAACAAACAAATGCGAATTGGTGAACACAGTGACTACGGCACTATCACTTTATTGTGGCAACTCAATGATGTGCCTGGTTTAGAAGTACAGGATTTAGGAGGTGTCTGGCATCCCGTACCTTACGAAAAGGATAGTGTCGTAGTTAATATTGGTGATTTACTTCAGAGATGGACTAATGACTATTTTAAATCTACTAAACATCGTGTGGTAAATTCTCATATTCATCTTCCGCGATTCTCAATGCCTCACTTTGTGGACCCAGAACCAGGTACTATGGTAAAGAATCTTACTAAAGAACCAGCAAAATATGAGCCAATTGAAAGTTTGGAATATTTGAACTGGCGATTAGCACAGTCTTACTAATTTTAGTTTGCCTTTTGGTTATTCAAATTATATAATCTATTAATTTGTGCGCAAGGATTATTCCTTGCGCATTTTCTTAAACGAAAGGCGTAAAAATGACTCAATTAATTTCTCCTACAAAATTTACTCGTACCGTAGACCTTTTAAGGTCTTTTTTTATGGATAAAGGTTTTGAAGAAGTTCATACTCAAAATCGATTATCAATTTTAGCAGCTTGTGAAGACCCATTCAATGTTGCTACTTATAACTATGCAGGCAATGTTTGGCCTCTTCCACAAACTGGTCAAATGTGGTTAGAACATGAACTATTATCACAGCCCGATTCAAAGGGCTTTTTTTGTGTCTCCACTTCGTATAGGCAAGAACCAAATGCTATTCCAGGAAGACACGATATAATCTTTCCAATGTTTGAGTTCGAGTTTCCAGGAACTTTTGAAGACCTTAAAAATATGAATCGAGAGTTAGTAGAACATATGGGGTTTGCTACTCCAACAGAAAAAACATATGCAGAATGGCAAGAGCATTTTGGATTAAGTTCTGATATTGAACTGAAAGCAGAGCATGAAGTAGCTATGTATAATGAATTTGGAAGTACTTTTATAACAGAGTTTCCCGAAATGACCTCTCCTTTTTGGAATATGAAACGATTTGATGATGGAATTCGTGCTAAAAAAATGGATGTTATTCTTGGTGGTATGGAAACTATTGGTTCTGCAGAACGCTCAACTAATGTAGATCAGATGCGTGATACTTTTCATACTATTACTAATGGTGAATATAGCGAACTACTATATAAACTATTTTCAAAAGAACGAGTAGAAGCTGAATTAGAAAAATTCTTAAGTTTTGACTTTTTTCCACGAGTTGGTGGAGGCATTGGAATGACTCGCATGATTGCAGCTCTTGATAAGTTAGAAGAAAAGGCACTTGCCGCAGAATAAAGATTTTTCTGGGGTGGTGAAACTGGTAGACACGCACGATTGTTTCTCGTGTGCCGCGAGGCGTGGTGGTTCGAATCCATCTCCCAGAGCCAAATTTTTAATTTAAATTTCACAAAACTGTAACATTTGTGTAATATAATAAAGCAAGAGATCAATAGATCTCTTGTTTTTACTTTTACAAGGAGAAATTAAAATGGAACTTTTAACTCTTTGGATGGGTATTGGGTTTTTATTTGCGGCTTACTCTGTGATCGCAAATGATTCAGTACAAACACTTGGTACTTGGATTGCCTCTAATAATGATAGATTTAATTGGAAGACGATGTGGTTAGCCGCTTCGTCTGTTTTATTATGGGCTTTATGGTACGGTTGGTACACATATGGAGGAGATATTTCCTACGGTAGACTCAATAAAATTCCTTTTCAAGAAATTCAGTGGTATCACGCGTTAGCCCCTGGACTTTTACTACTGCTGACGCGTATTGGAGTACCTGTTAGTACTTCTTTTTTAGTATTATCAGCTTTTGCTTCTACTTTTGTATTAGAAAAAATGTTGATGAAATCTATGATGGGATATGCCGTTGCTGCTATAGCTGCTTATATCATTTGGATTGGTGTAACCAAAATTTTAGACGAAGCAAAACCAGTTAAAGAAGAACACAAACGTTGGTGGAGAATTGGTCAATGGATTACTACTGGTTTCTTATGGTGGACTTGGCTATCTCATGACATTGCTAATATTGCAGTGTTTTTACCACGGCAGATTCCTGTAGACATGATGATCGCTATTTCTGCTATCTTTGTTGGTGGACTTTGGTTTATGTTTAGAGAAGGAGGCGGTAAAATACAAAAGATTGTATTAGAAAAACATAATACTCGTTATGTTCGTTCTGCTACAATTATTGATTTAGTGTATTGGCTTATTTTATTCTTCTTTAAAGAACTGAATGATATCCCAATGTCAACTACTTGGGTATTTGTTGGTCTGCTTTGTGGTCGTGAACTTGCCATGGCTACAATGACGGGTAAACACAAGTTTAAAGTGGTATTTCCTCTTATCGGTAAAGATTTTCTAAAAATGATGGTTGGACTTGCTGCTTCTGTTGGCGTGGTTTTAACTATTCATTATATTCTTATACCTAACGGATTTTAAAATCCTTGTCAACAACTTGACTTTGGCGGTGTCAAAATTTTGACATCGCCAATTTTCTGTCATTCTTTAAGCTAAAAATAAAAATATTTGCCAAACATGTATTGTGAAACTATACTACTCATATGGGTATAAAAATTGCAATAATTATGGGCGCTATAATGGCTACGATGTGT